CTGACATCGTTACTGTCTTCATCCGAGCCTAGATTAGAGCCTGTGATTACTGAATTGACTGACGGGAATAGAATACCATCCCAGTAAGCCAAATCACCATTCGCTTTGTTGACAGGCTTGGCACTAGTCAAAGTGTATACTGAGTCTCTACCAGTGTTCTTGTTCTGTAATCTGATTTCAAAAGTAGCAGGTGCAGGGCTACTTGGTGCACCTACGCTCAGCCTCATTACATTGTCTTGCTCAAATATTGTACCGCCACAGTCGGGTACGAACCATGTTTCCAAAGTAAATGAATTCATTGTAGTCGGCAACCGCTTGCGCTCAACAGTCTGCTTGCCGTGTAAGTTAGTGTTGTTAGTCGGTACGAGAACGCTGTCGCTGATACCGTTGAATCTCATACCATATCCTGCATTTATTAGTAAACTCATATCATACACCTATCACATAGTCGGAAGCCATTAATTCGAGATTGAATGCGTAGTAGTTGTTCCCAGCATCATAACGCACATGAAGTTTCTCCGGTATAATCCTCATACCACCATCGTTACCTCTTGCAGGTTGGTCTGTGAGAGTGACCCACATTTGCTGACCTGCTCCTACTAAGAAGCCAAACACTGCTTCTATTTCATTTGGTATAATGGGCTCAATAAATTTGTCATACCAATTATCAGGACTTTCATCGCCCGCACCACCATCGCTCATACCCAGTAGTAAATTCTGCATAGGTTTGTTAGCAGACCTGTTATTACCCTCTGAGCCCTTGAGATTGGTTTCTATCTCACCAAAGGTCAAGAAGAAATTTCTAGCAACGCCCGTTACACCGGAACTCTGCACTAAACTGTCGTAAGGTATCTGTATACCACGAAGCAAATCTGCGTTCCTATTTGAGTTAGAAACCAAACCAACCAAATCTTGTACTTTGTCACCTGCTGACTTTCTTGACTCAGTAGGCATAGAGTTGGGGGAATGATATTCTACTCCAGTAAATAAATCAGTCAGACCGGGGCTTAGCAGATGAGGATGTTGAATAGATAGATTAGGAATATAGTTTTGTTCAAAGAGTAAAAGAACACCCTCTTGTCTTACCGTAAACGCTGATGCCAAGGTTTTATCGCCACTAGGATTAAACCCTGTTGTTACAGCATCTACCACATTTCCTGATATTTCAAAAGCCTCTTTGATTAAAGTCGCCATTGCTAACGCGGGGTTATTAGCCTCACCTATATTTTGGATAGGTACGCTAATAACAGCATCGAAATCAGCCACATTGTTAGATGTACCTAGTCTGACTAGACCAGCGTCTCTTAATTTTACAGGATTAGTCCCACTTGAAACAGTAACTCCAAAATTAGAAAGTCCTGACCATTCGCTATCCACATCAAATTGTAACCTTACACCTGCTCTAGGTATACTGGTAGTATTGGTGTTGGTATTGACCAAATCTAAATTAGACCCTATGGCCATAGAACTGTCCCACAACAATCCTGTTATTGGAGGGTTCTCAAGCCAATAACTAGGAATCAACTTTATTGTTTGAAATTTAAACATAGACTCTAGGCTTGGTTGATTGTTTACAAATATGCGGCGACCAGACAAAACCTCTGCATCGTTGGCAGCAGTTAATCCCATGGTAAAAACAGCAGGGTCTCCGTCAACAATAGTAGGGTCATCAATTATGTAGTCTACAAATCCGATACTTTCACCAATGTGATTGAATGCTCTCAAAGAATAATATATCCTGTCGTTTGTTGCAAGAGCCGTTGCTATATTAGTATCGAATGTTATGTTATTACCAGAAACTGACTGAACGGTTCCTATGAGAGAGCCGTCTTCCTTAACTAATCTATCACCTGTATTAATGATAACATCAGCGGGTATATTAGTTATAAAGGGTATAGAAAATATAAAACTCACAGTAATAGTGCTGGCAGAAGTGGCATAGTTAGTACTTGATTTGAACTGCGTAAACGGTCTGACATTTATTTCCTCAGTGTCACTACTCGCTTCTTCGTAATGTGACCCTACTGGTGCTCTAATAGTAATAGTACTACTTTGACCTTTAAATACATCATTTACTGGTAACCAAGTATCTTCTGATATAACGGAGCCGCCAATGAATGGGCGTGAAGGAAAGTGAAAAGAGTTTTTTCGAGTAGGTAATATTGCTCCAAAATTGATTGCGCTTCTCATTGGCCGATTGTCAAAATTAACACTACCGCCATTAGTGTTGAGACCTTCATCATCTACAAATATACCGTTGATATCTATCTTGATGGATGGCACATTCGTGTCTACAGCAAATCTTTGTAAGAAATTATTAGGTGTAGGGAAAGCGCTGACATTTCTATTGATTGACATGTCTATGCTTTGTGCGACCAAATCAATCTGGTCGTGTGCATTTGCTAGTGTAAGTCTGATTGGTATAGCCATTTTATCACCTCATAGAATTATATCAGCCGCTATGAACATCAGACTAAATTCATAAGCCTTCATCTCAGCATCCCTGTTGACATTGAAATCACTAATCAAGCCACTGATACCGTTCTTTTCATGTCCTTCGGAAATGTGAGAAAAGTCACGGCTTGCATGAATAGTGTTGACGCTTGACATTTTATCCGATGTCTTTGCGTTATTGGTAGTCAAAAAGAAATTTCTTTGAGCGACTTCTGAGTCAAGAGTATCCTTCCCTTTAGTTGCTAGTGAATTGTAAGGTATCTGTATACCCCTAATATAGTCACCTTTGTCATCATCATTATTATAGACAGTTTGTTGAACGAACCCTGTGGTTACATCCAATACACTGTCAATAAAGGCAGACTTGCTATTTTGTATGTTCAAAAAGTTGTTACTGTTAGCCAATATACCAAACAAATCTTGTACTTTATCACCAGCACTCTTGACCTTTTTACCAGCCTTTCCACCAGAAAAGTCTTGGATAACAGGTATTTGACCCGCACCTAGGTTTGTAACAATCTTGTTTTTCTGACCAAGGGAAGTTGCATATTTTTGTGTAATTGCGAGCCTAGCGTTATGCCCGTTATACGATTCCGATAGCGCTACAGAATATACATTATCCATTGTGGGAGCAGTATTAGATTTGTCTATATCCCTACCTAGACGCATATAATCAGCCGTCAGTGCTTTAGATAGTAAGAATGCTATGTATTCGTCTGTCCTTGTAATGTCAGAGCCATGAGTAGTATTTCTTGCACTACCGTCTTGGAAGTTAGGGTGAGTAGGTCCTACTGCGTCTTCTGACAAATTACCACGCACATAAGTATCTGCGTTGTTGATTGGTAAAACAATAACTGGGGCAACATCAGTGCCCACAAAATTAGCGTTACCGTAATCAACTGGCTCAATAAAGATGTAATCGTTATCAGCATGAGTGCCACCTGTTTTGTTGAAATGAACAGTAATTGTACTAGATGTCACAGACACTACTTCTCCGTAATAATCTTCTCCACCACTAGTTTGTCTAGTCGGATAACCTGTTTCACTTGCACTAAAAGTGATTCTGTGACCGCGGGGAGATGATGTTTCAAACCAAGTGCGAGGGTCTCCGTCAACTGTAATGGTGGATACTAATGTGTTAGGAGGACTGCCCTGATTTATTCTCATGCTGTTTATAGCCTGTTGAGTAGTAGCCCTTCTTCTTTGGTTAAGGAAGCCGTATGATTCTACTTTTGAACCAAGTAACTTATTGTCAAAGACTACTCTAATATGTTCGACTTGATTTGAGTAGCGACCTGTTCCTGAATATTTGCCCATAATTAAATTCAAACCATATTTCCTAGCAAGGTAACCTTCTACATTTTGTCTATCATCGTCAGATAAAACAGAATTGTAAATTAACACCTCATAGATGTCACCCTTGAAATAATTACTACCGTCGTAACCTATCCTCAAAACACCACTTGATGCCCCTGTATAATCTACGCCAGAAGTTTCTGTACCTACATTCGCTCCGTTGAAAAATATTTTTACCCTATCTGATATATTGTTAGAATCAGTATCTTCCATGGTGTACGCAAACAAGGCAGCGTCGTGCCTTCTAAGGTTGATTTTAAATGGATTGGAGTTTTGATTGTCGGCACCGCCTGTATCTATCCATCTAGCAGTAAAGTTGGAATTAGTCGCCAAACTCTGCACATCTAAAGATAAGCCGTAACCGTTTGTAGCAGAGTCAAGAATTGGTTTATCTCCCGTATCCGTAGCCCTTGCTACTACAAATATTGTAAATTCATTAGAGTTTAAGTTAGTAGCGAATGGTATTTCTAAGTAGTCGTTAGTACCGTCAAAGAAAACACCTGTTTTACCATTAACCCCGTTTTCTCTTAATAATGGTTTATTAGCCGCAGTGGGTTGAGTAGCATTTCTAGCAAATCCGCTAGCATCTGTCCAAGTCCCATCAGAGTAATTTTCACCTTTCAACCAAAGTTGTAGATTTGTTTTGCTTGGATTGTCAAGTGCTTGATTTTGTTCTACCCAATAAGCCACAGGAAAATCGATGTATCTGGTTTGCCAATCGTCTAACACGGTGTTACCAAGTGCAGGTATAACTAAAGGAGTACTAGGTCTACTTATGCCACCTCCTAATCCCAACCCTTTGCCTGATTCTTTGGCTCCTCTACCAGTTTGCTCGTCGCTGCTTTTCTTCTGATTGTAGATGCTCTTTTCCTTTTCAGACATACCCCCGCCTTTTCCGGCGTTTGGATTTTCTGTTATGAGTGATTGTGGTTGGTAAAAATCGATTACTGCTTGAGACTGTACTGTTTCTTCTTGACCTGTTTCGTCAGTAAATACACCTTGTACTTCGATAGCAACAGTCGCTTGATTCAAATCTATACCCATCTTCTTTGCATCAAAGAAAGGAATACCAAAGTTACTCACTTGTCTTTCTACTACTATGTCTACACTAGTTGCGTTAAGAGAGATTGTTTCACCGTTCTCTTGAACAAGGCGAATAGGCATTCTCTCTCCCGGCTTCAAATCAACCACTCCTGTTGAAACCACTTTGTGTTAATGAGCCGCCAATCTTAGATTTGAGTTCTTTAGTAACCATGGCGCTTATTTCTTTGGCTAAAGTACGCTTGTCTGTTTTGTCGGTAACTCCACTGACATCTATCTTTAGATTGACTGTTACATTAGTCTCTTGATTTACTCCACCGCCTGTTACAGGTGATGCTGTTTCGCCTATACTTTGCTGCATTGGCTCGGTCTTACTCATGTCTCTAAGAGACTTAGTTAAATCAATTGTATTCGTTTTGGTCATAGCCATTGATTTAGTGAACTTGTCCATTTGTTGCTGCAAAGCCTGCATGTTCTCTTTAGCAGTTTTGCTGTATTCACTAAAGTTTTTCATGGATTCTACTGTCCTTGGGTCTATGTTATCGTCTACCATTATTTTTTCACCCCATCATCACTTCAAGTATACTAAACTTAGAATCTTGCTTGAATAACATTGTATATCCACATTCATTACAACTGATTGCGTTGTATTTTTTATTTGAATAATTGAATAAACGACTCCACTTACCTTGCATGATTACAATGTCATTCTCCATATTCTGACTGTTACAAACTAAACATATCAAGTTATTCATTTCATTCACTCCGTCATAGCCACTAAGTCGTAGCCCAAATAAACTGCGCCTTCGGCAGCCTGCTCTTCACCTTGCATAGCCTGAGCCCAGTAAAGAAGTTGCTTGGCATCATCTATGTTCAAGTGTCTCACATCCTGTAGTGTCATATTGTAGTGTGTCATCAGTAAATATTCCATTGCTTGTTTCTGATAGCGAAGCCGGTCACTCACAGGTCTCCCGTTGATGAAGAACTTGATTTGTCCGACTTCGCTGGCCGAAAAACTAACCAGTCCATGACCTGACTTGGGTCTGGTAAAAGGCTAGTAAGTTTATTGCCATCTTCTGGAGACAGGCCCTCTATGTCAATTTCTATAGATTGCCCATCTGGATTTGTGTAACTGAGCCAGTGGCTAAAAGCATGTCGCCAGTAGTCCGAAAAGTCTAGGCTACCGTGAGTCATCAGCGGGGCTACTTTCTGTATATGGTAAAAGGTCAGTCGCCGCTTACTAACTTCTATTGGTTTGCCGTCTATCGTTATCTTACTCTTGTTCTCCTGTGACATACTTACTCACTTCCTCATCGGATAGTGCCTCTTCCGAGGGGCTATCCTCCAGTTTCAGGTGAGCGAATGGGTTATCACTGGCTCGCCCTGCTTCTGGGTCGAAGAGGTATTCTCCACCCTCTTCCTCTTCTTCTTGTAGATTCTCATTTATTTGCTTGTGAAAAACTGCTTCCAATACTGCATTCATAGACCGTCTAATTCTCATCGGCATATTATCTCCTCAGCAGTGGTAAATTGTATCTTCACTAATCACTTTGACATTCTGTGGCTTGATTTTCATTGTTGTGAACAGCAGCCCCTTGTCGTCAGGTACAGGTATTGCTAACTCAGTTATGAAGTAATCGTCTGCAATGATTCTCAAACTTGGAGTTGTACCCGACCCTGTAGTGACAGGTTTGGTGAAATGCAGCATGATAGTACCCCCGGTTGCGCCAGCAGTGCCACCGCGCTGAATGTGAGTTCTTAATTCGTGATAGAGAGAAGCATTTTCCAAAGCAATAGTGACTTCCATGTCAAAGTTTTCTTTACCTTCTCTAATAATAGATGCGTTGCGAGTACCGCCATAGGGCACCTGCTTGATACTGAGATTATCTGAGTTTACAGTCTCAGGTATAGGGTTGCTTTGGATAGTGTGGAAAACTTCTACACCTGTCTTACCCTTCAACTCAAACGCACTAACGAATCCTAAGTTTTGGTCAAAAGCGCTGATTGTCCCGTTGTAAAACATAAATGGTTTCTCAGAACCCTTTGCTATACCTGATGCCTTTTTCTCAGCCAGCCCTGTGGCAACATTCTGGAACATTCGGTTAGCCGTGTATCTATCACCTTTGTTAGCGCTCTCTAGTCTACCTGTATCTGTATAGCAAGAAAGAGCGTCGAATACAGCACGATACTTTAGTTCAGCATCTACTGTACTAGTCAATTCATACTCAACTATTTTACAGCCTTTGAAAACTCTAGTCAATTGTTTTGTGTCACCAGCCGAGCCGGGCGCTATTGTAGTCTCACCAGCACTGTTGAAAGAACCTAAGTCTCTAGTTCTCACACTGTGTTCTATAGAAAAACTAGGCACAGTTTCTCCAGAAAACAAAAGCCTTCTGACAGGGTGGAGTATTTTTCTATTAGTATCTACATGAGGGCTACGGAACGGTTCTGGAGACAGAGTTCCGTCATCCTCGCCGTCATAGTATTTTCTTAACTCAATGTCGTCAGCCGTTGTATGTTCAAATTGCCAAGGGTCGTCAACATAAAGTCTGTAATTTCCACCAGTCAAGGCTTCTATTGCAGAAATCCTCCTACATTCGCTGCTTTCCGCCCATTCAAAATGATGAGCATCAGAAGAAAGACCTGCGCCGTTTGGCCAGTAAATATTACTACCGGCTCCTAAATCAGGCGCTTTGTAGGTAGTAGTCGGAACACGAGTGCCGTCTTTGATAAGTAAGTAATTACCTACTGCTGCGGTAGCACCTTTTATTGTAAGTGTACTGACATCTACATGCCCTTGGCCGGGATGAATGTTTGTGACAGGATTTACTGCTGAACCTGCACTAGCAGTTCCGCAATTGTTTTGGTCAACTACTTCTCTACCAAGGCTGTAGTAAAGCCACTTTGGACTATGTAGTGGCATTTCTATAGAGCCGCCCATGTGATGGACTTTTCCTGTCTGTTGAACCGCTACTTGCCTACCTAAACCAACTACATGATAACTGTGCAAATCAACCTTAGTGTCGGGTAATGTCATGAAAGAAGCGAGCCCTAGAAAGCCGTCTATCAGACTAGCCTCCTTTGTTTGGGAAGCATTCGCATGTAAGACTGTTTCATTATTACCAGCAACAGTTGGTAAACCAGTCGAATGGATGAGAATGCTGTCACCTGTGCCACTGGTCACTGACGCTTGTGTAAGCGCAGGTACAATCTTAATCTTAGTCACTGAATCAAATGTATGGTCTATGATTGTGTACAAACGACTCTTCATGTCAGTGTAATAGTAAGAAGAAAAATTGTTTTGACCAGACGCAGTGGAATGAAACGACATCTTCTGACCAATCAACATACCTACAGGAACTTTTAGCGCAGCCTTAGCACTCTCGAATATACTAGTGTCACCAGACGCTGTCCCTGCAAATACTATTTCTGTGTGAGTAGGGTTAGTAAGGTCAGTAGTGGCTGTCCAAGTACAGGGCTCGTTGTGCTCAATCATCAGGCTTGTTTCATGCCCCATGACAACTTCTGAGACATCTCCCTTATAGTGAGCACCAAAACCACTCATGGTATCATCTCCGCTAGTATTACAACTTCTACTTGGAATGTATGCCTAAACAGTTTCTTGGTTCGGTCTGACAGGTCAGTACGAGTCTTGAGAACCATACGGTCAAAGTTTTCTCCGTCACCCTTTCTACTGTTGTGGATAACTCTTCTCATTTCGTTCTCCATCTTTCTTAGCCTAGAACGACCTCTTGATGTTCTCATGTCGACTGTAATATTGTAACGGGTGGTGACGAAATTGTACATCAAATCAGGCACTTCTTCGTTCTGGGCTGTCTCATAGCATAGAATGTAATCATGTCTTTGTAAATCAATACGCTTACCTCTCTCAGGCGTTTCGTTGGCAATGTCTACAATTACAGGCTTTACATTGTCAGTATTGGCTCTGTTCCAACCCTTGTCGGTGCCAGAGTCATAATTCGCTGCCAGTATGTCGATGACTGTCTCAAGAGGCTCTTTCCATGTAGCAACCATTAAGAAAACACCACCACTTCTTTGTAGCGGGTTAACAGTTCTTCTGCTTCTTTTCTAAACAATTGAATCTTAGAACCCAAGTCAACATTCTGCGAGCCCTCTGGTATCAAGACGCTGCGGTCATCTGATAGTAGTAAATCAGCCGCTACCATCTTAGTAGCAGCCTCTTCTATAGCCTTCTCAAGATATCTTTCGCCATATATGTAAGATACCTTAACAGAGTTGTGTTCAAAGAAAGGATATGAATTATTGAAGTAAATTATACCCATTTCTGAATCAATCCACCAATCACGCAGTCTCGCTTGGTCACCACTAGAGGAGCCGCCTTGTAAATCGAGTTGAAGCAAGTGCTGAGTAATAGTTCCACTAGGCGCTAGTGAACCTACTACAATTCCACAATCTTCGAATGCAGTAGCAGTAACTCTTCCATAACGAACTATATTGGTTCCGTCTGTAAATACACCTGCTTTAGCAAACCCAGCCGTACTGTCTACAGTTACTACACTACCTAACACGCTAGCAACTGTAGCGGTGTTCGTAGTAACTTGTGTAAAATTTATATCAGTAGAATTGCTGACTATGCTACAAACTTCACCTGCTTTAGTCTGTTTCATACTAGTGACTTTCAATTCTCCACTACCATAGTCAGAGTTAGCACTCGCAAAAAATTCATTATGGACATTTGCTGCAACATTGTTTGAGCCTTCTGGATAAAAAATAGGTATGAATGTTGAAATTGACTTTCCTACTCTGTCTTCGTTGTTAATCAAATCAGCAAGGCTTTGTGCAGCGCTGATTTTGTCAGTAGCAACTGACCACTTTAATCCGCTTGTTCCTGCCGAACTTAAAGACTCAGCCTCTAATTTTGCTGCACTGCCGTTACCGGGTGATAATACGATTGATTTACCTGCAAGTGTTCTAACATCATCTGGTAATTGTATACGAACCTCAGCGCCACATATCTCTCTATAGTCTTCACCTTGCCACATTTCTATCCTAAGCATTTGTTGAACATTTCTAAACAATAAAGGCGTAGTACCAACATAGTCAGTAAAGTATCTGCGTCTGTATGGTTTGTATGTATCAAAGTTTAGGTATTCCGCCGAGACTAGATAAGGTCTCCAAGCATTATGAGTGATGTTGTCAATGCGGTCTTGTACTTCTTTGATTCTAGTCTCTACGGTAGAGCGCTTCATGCCACGAGTTTTACCATTAGTAAATGATGCTAAGTTCTGTACATACCCATTGTCTGTAGTTTCGTAAAGGCCGGGATTTATCGAACCGATAAATGATAACTTCACACCACTTGCTGTAGAGGTTATGCTTGTTATTGGTCTTTCTACCCCTAACGGGTCAGCATCGCTGTAAATTAATATTGTATCTCCAGCCGAAAATCCAATGTTTCTGTAATCTCCGCCTGTAACAAACACTGCATTTGCCTCTGCATTTGCAGACATTAGTACTGCTTCACTAGGGCCTATGCCAAGTAAGTCTGCAACTTTTTGAGCAGTAGTGTAGACTATTGCATCAGGGTCGAAAGGTCGAGTCTCAGGCTCTCCGGGTGAAAATACTACAGGCATATGTCATCCCCTTAACTAAGCCATGACACGATACATGATTAAATCTACTGCTCTTTCACTCCCAGATTGAATTCCATCTGCTTGCCGCATGTTCTACACTTATCGACCCAACAGAAGTAAAGCATACCGCAACTTTTGCATCGTGTGCCGCTACCGATGTTCAGTACATCACCAGCGTTCTTGTTACGGTTGCGCTGCTTCATAGTAAACCCAGCAAGTGGGTTGTCTTCGTTAGTTCTAACAGAAGCACCGTAAGACTCGTCTAGCCTGATGCCACGCTTCTGCAAGCGCTTTATGTCATCAAGACCAAGGTTACCAAAAGATTCCATTCAACCACCTTAAGATGTGGTTACGAATATGTAGATGTTACCAAGTATAACTTGAGGGTCAGCAGAAACGCATGTGTTACCACCTATAGCAGTGCTTATTGCAGTTTGTATAGTGGTTTTTCCACTACTAGTGTTAAAGTCTGCCTGTGCAAACGGGCCAAGTATCGTTACTGTTGTTGCCAATCAAATCACCTTCTGCTGGGTGAAACGCCTTAATTACGGGGACCTATAGCAAACCATGTGCCTGCTTCACGAGCCGGAGTTTTTAATGTTAATGTTGTTCCACTAATTAACGCAAACGGCCCTGCGGTACCTGCACTTTGGGCCGAAGTAGATAAATCAGTATTAGCACCACATACGACTATTTTTGCCAATAAGTCAGAAAGGTCTATGTTTCCTCCTGTATCACTGATGCCTTCGTTTTTAAATGTCCCAGTAACCATCAATAAGTTACCTAATGTATGAGGTCTTGTGTCTACTGTGCTTAAAAATGCCATTATTCTTCAACTCCGTCTGTTTCTACGATAGTGTCTTCGACTATAACCTTTTCTACCACTTCTTCTGCTACAGGCTCAGGAGCGACCTCCTCAACCACTGGCTCTGGTGCCGGTGGATTGAGTGTGGTCTTTACCTTGTCCAAGAGTTTTGCTTTAGTAGCATACCCTTTGATAGATACTCCTTTCTCTTTTAGCCATCCTGTGATATCCTTCTTAGTCCAACCTTCGTCAGGTAGTCCGTCGTTTCCTTCGTCTACCGTGACACCTTCGTCGCCTTCTATGAGTAGATTCTTAGGACCCTTTTGTCTTGTCCAGTGTCTGTATTTGTCCAGCCACTCTTGGGAAACTTCTCTAACTTCGCCACGATGCATTTCTGTGTCGTCTCGTAATTTGAGATAAGGGTTAGAACCTATGTAGGTTATCTTGGGCAAGTTTCCTCACCTCAAGAACAGATTACCCACAAATTCATAGGAACTACTGGTGTACCACCTGCGGTAAATGTTAACGAATCGTTGGTGTTTGTCTCTGTGCTAATTACTGCACCGACACCCGCTAATCCTCCGTTAGAACCACATATTACTGCGTGTATCTTACTTGCTCCGCCGCCAATAGTTGCGACATCACCTGTTGCCATTACTGTAGTTACTTGGAAACATGCTAGTTTAAGTCCCGGTGCCGCTTTTCCATCTGCGTTAGATGCGTTAAAGCCTGTTAGTGAACCCGGATAAGAACCACCTGAGTTTCCATCTAGCCAGTTTGTATCACTGCCTATTGTTCCTGCATATAATTCCAACTCAAATAAGTTTTCGTATACACCTGCGTCTCCTGATTTTTTGGTTAATGTTATTGCTGCCATATTTAATCATCTCCTAATATTTTATTCTCCATGTTATCCTCATTGAAGGTCACGAATTGAACCTTGTCCTCCAAAGAAAGTTGTCCATACTTCACCCATTGTTCGGTAAAGTCCCTCTTGACCGAGGCGGTTAATGGCGAATGGGTCTCCAGTTTCAATTCCAGACTCAAAGTATTGAGTTGGTTTTGCAGTACTGTAGTACAAGTAATCAGTGTCTAGCATGTAAACTCTGCTAATTCCGTCTCCTTCGACATCCTTAGATGGAATGATTGGTACACCATTGTAAGTTGCTACAATGAAACCTGCTTCCATACCCGGTACACCTTTTACACCGTTGTAAGTTGGTACAACACGCTTCTCTTCCATGAATCTTTGTTGACTTTGTAGTAGTTGTTGAAGTCTCATCAAAGTATCATATCCAGTTAGCATAACCTTTGGATTTCCACCTCTCTGCCAAATCTTTCTGAATAGTTCATCAAAGTGGTCGAGAGATAGAGTTCTGTTGGTAGGAGTACCAGAAACACCGTTAACCGACATCTCAGCGTTAGCCCATGATGCGTTAGCCTCACGGTCTATTGAATAGATATCTAAGTCAGTTGCTGCGCTGAGGTGACCTGTTCCGTCTGCGATTGCACTTGTGCTGGTAGTTAGAGAGCCAGCGTGACCAGCGGTGACACGGTCAAGTGACTCGATATCATTACCTGCTGGGTTGTCGGCATCTCTAAGTAGCATTTTGTTAATCATCTCTGCGTGGTGCTTACCCATTTCTTCTTTCAAAACTGAGCGAATGTCACCTAGACCGTCATCCTTGTCGTTAAGGAAGATTGCTACTTCAGACATGTCGAATGAGTGAGCAACGGTTTTTGGCTTTGCTGCAACATTTTGGAAAGTTGGCTTTTGAGTTTCAGGTAGAGTACCGTTCTCTGCAATTCCACCGCCAACGGTAGCAGAAGGCTTAGCGGTTACTACACGCCATCCGCTTCTGTCCCATGGCTTCTTAGGTAGGATAGAGAAAGCGTTGAACTCTTGGTTCAACTGACTCCATACTTTTCTACCGTAGATTGCTTGGTATGTTCCTGCTGTTGTGCTCAATAGAGGAGCATCTGCTTTCAATAGTTCTGAACCAGAGTAGGAATATCCCATGCTTTGTCCAGCACCGTAGTAGTAGCGCTCCATATCATTTACTGTTCTCATATAATTTCTTGCCATTCATATTCCTCCTTAGTTGTTAAATACACTCCCTGCGAGTCGGTGGACTTCGTCCCAACTCATGCTTCCAAGTACCTCAGTAGATGGGATTTCTACATTAGCCATATCACTGCTCTTACGAATCGTTGATTCTGGAGCAGCGCTTGAAATGTTGTCAATTCTGTTACTCAAGTCAGATAGGGCCTTTTCGATGTTAGCAAGTGGTGTTCTTGCGTCAAAGGAAGCGGCTTCTCTTGCTTGTGCTTCTGAAGTGAGTTCTTTGTTTAGTCTGTCAGCAAATACGCCGCTTAGGCTGTGCTTGAATTGTTCTTCAAGAGCCGCTGCTTTGTAAACTTCGTAGGCCGCTTCTACATCAGTAGGAGAAACTACACTTGGGTGTAAATAGCCTTTTGCTACTTTTCCGCCGCCACCGGAATTAATTTTACCGATTGCGCCAGTTGATGGGTTTCCGCCTTCTTGGGCACGACCCTTAACTTGTCCAGCGAAGTAGTCAGCACCGTCACCAATTGCTTCTGGTGTGCTACCTAGGTTGGCTTTAGAGACATTATCAAAATGATGTCTTGCGCCACCGATGTCAACACCTTGTGATTTCAAAGTATTTTCCATCCAGTTCAGGTATTCACTAGAAATGACATCGGAATATTCTCCTTTTGCCATGTCTTCTTTGTGCTCAGCACCGTACATCTTTTCTTCTTCGTCTTTATCGGCCATTTCTTTCGCCTCGTCTTTTTCGTCTTTATCGTCTTTCTTGTCTTCCAAGTGTTCTTTAAGACCTGCTGGCATCTCGCCCTTCTCCATTGCGTCAAGGCGGCCATTCAATCTGTCTAGTACACTTGACAATTCAGTCATTGCATCTGTTTCTGTCATATCAGTATCCTCCTTCAATATACGGAATGTCGCCTCCGGGTTTATACCTTTCTCACAAATAGTAACCTCATGTAGTTCCAGTTTGGAAATTTCAGTGTAATCGCCATGACTGGCATCACTCTTTCGCATTCTCTTGAATGCTTGTCCTCCAATACTGAAACCTCTAAGGGCTCCTTTGCGAATTTCTTTGGCAACTTCTCTTGCCTTTTCTATGTCGTCTCGTAGTTTAATGACTACGAACATACCAGCATCATCGACACCGGATTTCCAAACTCTACCATCAGAGTCAGTATATTGTGGAATAACGCTTCCAACCTGTATGTTAGAGTGAGCAAGTTGTACATTTCGGTAACCGTCTGCTTTCATAAAGTCACCAAAAGCATTTTTCAAAGCGCCTCTAGTAATCAAATCTCCTTGCTTGTCTACCATCTCAACAGATGCGTATCCAGCGATTACCAAGTCATTATCAGCCTTGATTAAATTGATGCTACCATTGTGAGTAACCGGGGAGGTTCTCAGCATCGAACTGGCTGTCATCGTTTCTATAGACGACACTCATACTATTTAACTAAGTACGGAAAACAGCAGAGTCCTCTGTTATTTCCAAAACACCCTCGTCTGTAGGCACAGTCATGTGCTTAGGCTTGTCTTTTGCCTCAGTTTCTTCATCTATAGAAGAATCTTCTTCCATATCCCTAACATCGTAATCAGGCATTGTCTTTTTGTCATGTAAATTAGTAGGCCCCATAGGTGATTCTATAGGTGTAGCGTAGTCTATACCTAGTCCCTTAGTACCACTACTTGATTGGCCTACAGCGCCCACTCCACTTTTAAGTAACTTTTCTACTAACTGTAAGCCCTTGACAAGCACTTTTTCTTTTTCTTGCTTAGCCCACCATTCAGAATCTTTAATTTTCTTAGGAGGTATGAGGGGCTTTCCTTGACCTTCTGTTTCGTGAACCTCAGCCTTATCTTCTTGCTCTTCGGCAGGTGCGGCTATCTGCACATCAGCCTTGAGCAACGCACCAGCGACTGGTGCCCAGTAAGGCCTTTGACTTTCGGACATGCGAACCAAATAACCATTAGATGCCAACGGACTGTGCGCTGTCCAAGACTGTCCTGACTGTGTACACTTGTATACAACATCGCCCTGTGGCATAACTACTCTTATACCGCTACCTGCTCTATAGACTTCGCACAGCCATTGGGAATCTTCTGCTTTAGCAAGTAATCCCAGAGTTTCTTGACTAACAAGTCCTTCTCCCTCAGCCTCTTCTTCAATCTTAGAGCCAGTTACGGTAAACAACTTCTGTCCTTCGGCTGTTTCTGATTCACCTACATTACTGACATTGACTCTAACATGGTCACCCTCGTTATACTTTTCATCACTGTCAAATGCAGCACCAACATCCATGTAAGTCTCACCGTCAGACTCCACTGCCCTATCACCTAACTCTTCGTCTTTAGTAATTGGACCAGTACCTAATCGATAGGTGTAAGGACCGTTGCCTCTTCTTTCTAATACTCTAAGCACAACATCATTGCCCGGACTAAGAAGCACCCACTTAGGATGGCGTAGTTCACCAGCCATGTAGGTTGACTTGGCATCACGAAGTAACAACTTCTCATTTTCTTTCTGTAAATCCTCTACTGTAACTTTGAGACCAGCATCGTCTGTAAGCCTTGTATCGCTAGCGCTCGGAACATGTACATTCTCAACGCCTTCCAAACCACCTCTAAGTATCTTGATTCGGTCATCTATTGGCACATCGTGTACTTCTTTATCGTCATACTTGAGAACATCAAAGATGTAGTAGCCCTCTTCAGTCTTGAATACATCTAAATGATAATCGTTATCAGTTACTTTCTTGAAGTTACTCTTGTCTTCGTCTGACAAAGTAAAGTTAGTCGAAGTAACATCATCATCTTCTTTCTTGACAAAGCCTCTTTCACCTTCTGGCATAACAGATACTATCCAGTCGCCTGTAAAACCACGCAGATGTTCGAGGTCACCCAAATCAAAAATACGATGCATCGGTTGTAGGATAGGAACGCCTTTACCTATCTCTTTGCGGATAATGTCAGGATTAGTAAGTGTTGCTAGGTTGACATCTTCTGACATAGCAATCGTGTTAGTTTCATTTCTACCATGCTTAAATTGAGCCGGAAAATGCTCTTCTATGTTGTATTTTTCCCAATCAGTTCCATATAAAACATCAGTCAAACCTGCTCCCCTCCATATAGCCATTGTCGGTTGAACTAACCTATCTCGTATAGGTTCAGGTAGTGGGATTATATCTATCTTCCCGTCTTTACCTATCTTGTAATCAAAGGTAATAGGGACATTGTGACCGAACTCCATCCGATAAAGCGGTGCATTGTAAGTCGAAGCCACTATGTTGTGAGCATTTGGTCCAACTGGTTCTATCGGTTTAGTGACTCGACCACTCAGTCTAGCGGTGACTGCGGCAGGAGCAGCGCCCGGCTCGATGAACGGGTCGCTATAAATCAAAGAGTCAAGAGTTTGTTGTGCTCTGTAAGACTTACCAGTGCTTGCGAAATGTTTACCCTTTCTATAAGATTCGCCGTATTTTTCAGCGTGTTTATCCTGTAACATTCTTTTGGTATCTTTGTCTAATACTAGACTAGCATTAATCATCTTCGCTTTGAAATTTTTAATATCATTTTGAACCTTATTACGCTTAGGGCCAGTAAATGCTTTACTCTCTAATCCCTGCAAAGCCGCCAATTTTTCTTTGAAGTGGTCATGCACCCTTTCATCAGGATTGACAGCGTGATGTATGTCGAAACCCATTTGATAATTTCTTTCGTCGACACCAGCCTTTTCTGCACCACCCATACCTCTTCTATGCGGTACTAATGCGTTTCTTAAATTGTTAACCATGGTGATTAAGTTACTAGTATCTTCATTGTCGAAGCCTCTAGTCTTCCTCATTTGTTCAAGCGTCGCACCAAAGTCAGCATCTGGTGTATCAAAATGATGCTTAGCAAAATTACCAATTGTCTGTATAGGCATGCTGAAATTTAACAATTCTTCTCTTAACCCTTGTTGCTGTAAATCATTTATGTAGGGAGATATGATGTCTTGATAAAAATGCCTCATAGTTTCCTGAGTGTGGTAATCTTCTGGGTCCATTCCTAACTTTTCAGCCAACCCCCCTAAGTATCTATCAAGGTTATTGTCACCACCTGCTCTAATAAAGTCCTGTAGACTAAAAACAACATCACTATTATGGGCAAAGTCTTTCGCTTTTTCTGCAATCGGATTGAAATTTTCATTCATCTCTTTTTCATCATACTCGTCTCTGGATGTGAGTGAACTCAAGCCGTGTGCTTCTGAGGGGGCTTGATGAAGATAATCATTTAGCATTCGAGCAAACTGTCTTAGGTTACCCTCGATTATGTCAGGGGGTAGACTTCTATCAAATAATTCTGGAAACTCAGCGGCTTTTTGTTTTGCTAACTTTTCGTAGGCTTGGTCGTCAGCCTCTAACTTTTCCAGTAACATCTTGGTGCCTTCTGGCATCTTGTCACCAAACATCTTAGGCTCAAGTGTAGGAATCATCGACAACTGTTCTTCCAAATCCATAAGTTTGTTTTCGATTATTTGACTGGCTTCACCCTCTTCTTGAGAGGCGGCGTTTTCTAATTCCTCTATTTGACGCTTAAGATTATCAGCCCTATCTTTGTTAGCACGACTTCTGTTAACATAGCCCTCACCGTATGTTAACGGTAAGTAAACATCTTCGTTCATCGGTCTATGACCATCGTGAACTTGGCCTATCTCTACGGGTGTGCCCGGAGGACCAGCAAGATGTTTGTGATGCGCTATCAAGACTGCATCCTTACCAGCATCCTTCTCACGAGCAGCAGGGTCGTGACCGCCCCTGAAAGTAAACGGATTATGAGTTTTGAAATGACCCGTTATTTTACCTTCTAATTTATCTCTAATATCACCTTGTTCTTTATTAGTCGCCTCTGGCGAGTCAACTGCTGCTTCATATTCATTTAGATGTAAGTTAGTGACCGCTGGATTGAGTGACTGAGCGTGTCGAGAAAAGAAATTGTTAGTTCCTACATCTTTATTAAGATGGTTAGCAGAACCAGCAGAATGGATGTTAATTGGCTCTTCGGGGTGGGCAAAATCTACTTGTGGTTTATCACTATACTTAGAATCAACAACCTCTATTGGTCTGGGTAAGAACGGCGCAAATGCGCTTTTAGTATTGAATGTAAGGTGTTCGCCTCCATCACTATCTTCATGTATTCTTCTGTGTTCAAGTTTACCTGTATTAGGATTCTTCATAAAAAACAGGCTTTGTTCATACCCTTTGTTATCCATAGTCACTTGGTCAGCAGGATAGCCTTCATCATAAGGTCCGACTTTTTCTTCTCCAGCCCGCATCTGAGCGAAAGCCTGTTCAAATACATCTAACTCTTCTTCTTCACCCTTGATGCCGGTCCTGAAATGATTTTTACCGTGAAGTAATGTAGCCTGATGAAGTAACTCAAACAACAATTGTGGATTCTTATTCAGCCCGCCGACTTTGAAAGGCTTACCCCAGTAAGTCGCTAAGGAATCGTTACTTGTTCCACCCTTAGTATACTCAGGGTCAAAGTCTTCTTCATCTATGTGGGGAGCGTAATGTATACTAGCCTCTCTCCTACCTATCTTACCAGCAAATATATTACGAGTTCGATTTATTCTTTCTCGCATTATCTTGTCAACTTCTTCTTGACTGAAAGGGCCTTCTTCTGGGTTCCATCTATCCCTATAAACAGGGTGCTGGCCGGGGGCATGCAACCTACCGTCTAAATCTACACCTAACAAAGCCCTCATAGTTTTGAAATCCATTCCCATTTCGTGACCTAAGATTTGAGCCTCGTCTTTGACCTCAGTTTTTTCACCTGCTCTTTGAATAGTAAGGAACTGTATACTCCGATTAACTACTTTGTTTGGGTCGTTGGGGTCGCTTGAAAATTCTTCATTTAAGAAAGGTCTTTGGGTGTAATCAATGTCAGGTATGTTTTCCATTTCTTGTAAATAGTCCAGCGCTCTTTTGTAACCGTTCTCCACAGCGCCAAACGCTGACATGTTTTCAACTGGCCCCGGCTCTCTAGCAGCAGATGGCTCTCTTTCTCTGATTGCTTTAGTATTGAAGCCCGGTATGTGAGCCTTACCTACCCAGTGGTCAAAGATAGGTGCAAATCTATTCTGTATATTCTGCACTATTCTCGGTACCCAATCGTTACCACCCCTTAGTTTGAGGGGGTTGTTTTTATTTGTCAAGCCAAAACGAGCAATGTGGTCGTATACTTTTTGACGCTCTTCTGGAGTTGTCCATTCCAAGCCAAGCATGTAATCAGTAAACTTTAGATTGTCTTTCCAGCCTTCTTTGGCTTCCTCCATATGCTTAATAGCAAGTCTGTGATTTATTTCATCATCATCGAATATACCTTGCTCGTGCATCTGTTGAGTCATCAAACTTACAACTGGGTCATTGTTACTTTTCCAATCATTGAAGTGCCTTTCATAGATATCGTGATTGGTCATATCATCGGCCAAATCCCCATAGTTAGCGGTGTTTCTCAGAAACGCCGATGGACTGTATTCAGCATCTCCACTTTGTGAGTGTTTTCTGTGAAAGTGGTTAGTGATGTCAGCATGGTCACGACTAACACTTTGACCGGGGGTGTCGCCTACATAATAATTAGCCACATGGTCAGCCATGTTGTCGCCGTGTAAAGGAAACAGACTTGAACCAAAATAGTCAATGTCATGATGAGAATCGCTGTTAGGGTCACCCGGATTCATTTGGATGTTAGCCCCAGTAAAAGGTTGGCCCGGCTCAGGTGTGACGACTCTCGAAGGTTGTAAAGAGGGGTTCTGTGCTATTTCACTACCAGACATAAACTGTTCTTGGAACCAATCATGATTGTCTTTGAGGATGATATCTGCCATCTTGAGCAGTGTATCGTCTTGATTGTTTAAATCATAACCGTGTCTTTGTAAGTTAAGACTAGCAAAGTAGTATTCGGCAGCAGCGTCTGCTTTGCCTATGCCGTCGTAAATAGATTCTATGAAAGTAAACTTAGCCCTGTCAAAGGTATCGTAATGACCTTCTCTCATCCATACCACCAGCCGTTCAATTCAGACGGCTGGATAGTCGGTCAATAGACTTCTTCAATTCTGTTAAGGTTGGACCGTCGCCACCTTTGAAGTTTTCAAGAGCGCCTGTTGTACTGAAAGCAGTTGGATAGTAAGGTGATGTGCGTGTCAAGACATCGCTGTTTTCCATAGTTGCACCTTTGTTAGCAACATCTTCTACCCCGTCAAGTAGTACATTGTTTGTGTTGTAGAAAGCATTAGGTACACCAGACGGCTGTGCCTCGAATCGAGCATAGCCTTCTTTTGAGCCTTCTTTTTGCCCAGAATAATTCGGCTCTGCTTTAGCAATACGCTCTTCTAACTTCTTTGCCTCTTTTAGCAATCTGTCAACTTCTGGCTCTCTAGGTTCAAATCTAGGTCTCATCTTAATCCATTCCTAATTCATTTCCAATTGCACCTTCTGACTTTGCTTGGTCAGCCAGTGCGTGTATATCTGCCCAATCCATGCTGTGGAAGTCAGCGTTGGTTTTGGGTATGCTCAAAGGCTCTCCGTTGTCTCCTTTTAGAAGTACATCGTCAGCATCTCCTCTAAAGGTGTCAGGCATGACATCCTCTGGCATACGATTTCTAGCAGATACAAATCCAGCCTTTCTCAAAAGACTTGCAGGATTAGTAAGTGCTTTCTTCAATTCTGCGTTTTCTGCTTTTAACATCTGCAAACCTGCATCCATGCTTTCCATCTTAGTGATGAGAGCACCCATGAGTTTCTCAGCAACATTCTCCCCCTCGTCGCTCATTTACTCACCTCAAAGTGTACGGTTTGATAGTCTACGGTTGATATTTCCAAAGCGAGAAGTTCTGATTGTTCCCGGCAAAACACTTGCTTCTGCCTTGTGAACAGTCTCGACTTCTGACATTTTCATAATAGGTACTCCACCAGCGTAGATGTCATTGACTCCTTGAATAGAATCGTCTTGCTTCATTACAGCAGACTCAACATCACTGCTTAGGTAATCTGCATATTTCACAATTTCATTGATGTGATTTCTTGCGGAAAAGCCATCATTCTCGTCTAATGCTTTGTAAAATGCGTCTACATGAGTACGCATTTTTCTAGCCATTGGGTCCAATTTTCTCAGGTCCATGCTCATCTCCACTACCTTCCTTGACTTTAAACTTCCTAAGCCCCTCTAGGATTACGGGCATTGACTATGCTTTGGCTCGCCTGCTGAACTCCGCTAGGCTGAGGACCTCTTTGTTGAACGCTTGACATAGGTGCACCCGCACCCATACTAGTTCTGTTTTGAGGGCTTGCAGGACCTCTGTTTCTCAAACCTGCGCCTTCTCCACCGGGTTGCCCCATACCCATCTGTGCCTGTCTGCCAAGCATAGCCGCCCCCTGTGGGCTAATGTTTCGACTTGGCAAAGCACCCGGTGTACCCATGCCACCGCCCATCTGCATACCTCCCATTGGCATTCCGCCCGGAGGCATTCCGCCCGGAGGTGGTGGTTGTTGAGCAGGGTCATTCGGGTCTGGTTGCTTGTAAATGAATCGAATGTCACGGTTAGCATCTTCCTTGAGTTCAGGCTTGTAACCCATCATCATCATTCTTTGTGCAATGTTAACTTCCATTTCGTCACGGCGTAGTCGAGTAACTTCATCCTCTTCTTCATTCGGATATAGTGTAAGTTGCCAATCACTAACATCCATTTGTTCTACTAGCATTGGGAATAGATGGTCAGTGTATACCTTGTGACCAAATTCAACCGCCCTGTTAGTTACCAATATCTGCATACCTTCGTTATTCAGTCCACCAGATTTACCAGTGTCCATCATGAATACATTAGATACACCGTAGAAAGCAGCAATTCTTTGTCGCATCTCATCTCTGGCTGCAATATACTGCATCTCTTCAAGGCTATCCATTAATTTAACCCAATTTATACCGCCACGACCACTACCAGACTCAATACCAATCTTAGGTATATAGTGCGGGTCACGCTCTAACTTTTCGTCGGTTGCTTTGAAAAACGACTTCATAGATTCGAGGTTGTCAGTAGTAACGCTCAATATACCTCTTGGTATTCTACGCTTTGAATAAGCAGTGTACATGTAGTTATCCATCGCTGTCAAAGTCATAGCCTGTCGCCAAAGAGTAGATACAGGGCTTCGACCATACAATTTACTAGGATTGTATTTACTTACATGTATGACTTCTCCCTTAAGATAGTACTGTGTTTTACCAGAACCTGCTGTATTGACATGATGCACATCTTCTAATTCATGCCCGCATACGCTACAACTTTTTTCTTCGCCAGAGTACGACTTCACTTCGTCACGATGGATAGGGCATACTTTGAAGCGACCACCTCTTACTCCACGCTTATCAGCAATAATTCGCATAAAGATAGGGTCGCCTCTGACAATCTCTTTGATTCTATAGAAAGCCAACTCATTTGTTTCCGGGTCCATGTAATACTCTTTGATAAGTATCAAAAACCCATCATCAGTGATATTCAAATCGTACTCTATCTCTCTAAGTACATCCATGAAAGACTGTTCCATAGAGTTCCTTTGGTCTAGTAACCATCTTGGATAAACAAGTTGCTCTGGGTCTGGTCCGACTAACTCAGTATCACCGCAATCTTTGCACTCTTTAACATCGTGTTGAAACTCAGCGTCACAAGATGTGCACTTTTTATGGAATTTCTTTTCCCAATAGTAGCCTCTGCGGAATATCTCTTGCTGCAAAGTGGACAAGACTGTTCTTAGTATCAGATTCTCATTAGCCACTGCATAAAGCGCTGGTATAGTAATACCCTGTGCTAATACAGGCTCTTGAATTCCTGTAGTCCAAAGCGGCATCTGCGGCGCTGGAGTACTCCTTCTTCTAAACGGGTTAGCCAATGATTCTAAAAATCTACCAATTCTACCTTTTTCTTCTGCCATCACAATCCCTCCGCCCAACTTATGACCGTATCTCTGTCTACTCCCCACTCTCGGAGAGACTCCTCACCTTTTGATGTTCCGTCTCTGTTGGAGAACTGAACAAATCGCTTTAATTCAGTTTTTCTTACAGGGTCTTTTTCACCTATGAAAGCCATGACAGCCTTTGCCTGCCTTTCTTTCATCTGCAAATGTGGAGTAATTTTGTTCAGTAATTTAGTCAAATCATCTTTGGAGTAGAAACTAACACGGTGCTGGCTCCGTTGACCGTCGTTGTACACTTTTTGGTCAACCTGTAACACACCAGCGCCTATGTTCTTGTACAATTGTTCACAATGTAATTTACCTCTGTCACCAGTGGCAATAAAACCAGCCCTTGGCTCACCTCTTTCTGTAATGGTAATGTAGCCGTCAGCATCGAGAAAACCTGCTGCATAAGCCCAAGGGTCCTTGATTATGAGACCTTCTTTAGACAAACACATGTATTCGCCTTTTCGATGAGCCTTGACGATGTTTATCTCTTCACCATACATGTTGAGTAGTTTGGATAGTCTGTTAGAATTAAGTCGAGGTACGCCCTTTTCGATAAGGTTTTCAGTGATTGCTCTGGCTGACATAGAACCGTGGTTTGTGATTTCTTCCTTTGCTAATCTCATCCATTTCTGTTGTTCTTTGGAAAGGTTGTCGATTTGATGTAATGCGTTCTTCCACATTTTACGAGCATCTTGTTTCATTTCCATAGCATTGACCCAAGCAAACTTTTCTTCCTCGCCCCAAACATCTTCAAACTCATCTAACTTAGCCAAAGCATCTTCTGCTGCTGCCCAAGAATTACAGGCTCTTACTAAACTACTTTTGCGAGTTTCGCCAAACAACCTTAGTGACTTCAAATCTTTTTCACTTACTCCTAGTTTTCTTATGTCGTCTTCATATTCTGAGCCCCAGCCGAGTTGCTTGATGGTAGCGTCTACCTCCATGCTCTTGATTTTACGAACATTGTCTATGATATCGTCAATTTCATCACGATGTTCTTTGAATACCCTTCGGGCTTTTCTTAGTTCCTTGACAATCTCAGATGCGCTTTTGCCAAGCCTGTCTTCAAACCAACCCTCGCCGGTTATGCAAAATGGTGCATATACAGTCTCAGGTACATTTTCTGTGGTAAACACTACTGTCTGCGATGCAATTGATTTAGCAATGCTGTCATTGACATGAGGATGAGTCGTCAAACTTGATGCGATGATGTTCAAAGTTTCGTGACCCATGTCAACAGATTTAGTAAAGTTTCCAATTCCCAGACTCGGCCACATAATTATCTCCACTTTTTGGTATAATATAATTCTTTATCAGATTGTGAACCAACTAGCCCTCGCTCCTCTGTTGGGCGACACATCACCGAACCACTCATCAAAGCCTTCAAGATAATCATCGAGTGCAATGATAGAGCCTCTGAACTCTTTAGTAGCCCAATTAGCCAAAGCCAGACTCATAGCCAAGTCATCGTGACTACCTACAGACTCTAGTCTACCATTTTTCTGCATACCAAACCTACTGAGTTGTGTTTCGAGAGTGCGAGTGAACTCTTTGCTCTTTTCATCACCCCAAGGTGTTTTGATTTGGCCTTGTTCAAAAGCCATCAGCAAAGACATGAACATACTTTCTTTCTTTTGTCTTGTAGTCATGAATGTCTTGATTGGTATATCACCTCGCATATCCTGCAATTCAGCCGCAAACATACGCTGAAAGTTATTACCTTCAAGTTCAATTAGGTCAGGTTGGAATCTATTGTTGAGTAATATGACTTGTCTCTTTTGTGCAGCACCACTCAATCCTTTCTGATTAAGTACATGCACTAATTGCTTTTCTTCACTACCCGGCAACACCCTAAGTACACTCATAGCAGTGTAGTCAGCATTAGAGTCAGATGCAATCGCTGGGTCCCAGCCTACAAAGTGCTGACCAAATACTCCAGCAGATTGTCCATTCTCATCGAACTCTTCTTCTGCTTTATCAAGCAATACCAAGTTTTTGTCTCTGGCTTTCTCTAGCAAAGTCATCGGGAACATACTTGACATATCGTGGATAGGTTCACACAAATACTCACGAGCGAACTTAATCGCTGGCATAGAATCTTCTCGTACTTTCAAAGCATCAAGTGGCCATCGAGTAGGCCAAAGCGGTTCGCCATTAGGTAAGATAGCCGGATAGGTTTCGACTCTGAATGCTTTTTTATCTTCTAACTCAGCGTACAAATCGTTGTAACTAAACGGTGTACCGACCATCATCAATCTACCTGTGTGGTGCAGAACAGGAAGTAAAACGGTATAGAACCAGTCGGCTGCTCTTTGTAACTCAGAACTGGTAGTACCCCAAAGAATATCGTCACATACTACTACATCAGGGTGGAAACCACGAGTAGCACCACCAACCGACTTAGCCATCATACGACTACCGTTGGTAAACTCGAAGTAAGATTTAGCCCAAGGCTTGCCTGTAGGTTTCAATCCTTTTAGAATGTCAGCGCTTTCTATGTTATTTCGGATAAACCGCATGTGTTCAAGTGTCTGCTCAAGACTGTGACTGAATATCATAATATGAGTATTAGGTTTGAAAGCGGCCAACCAAAGCGCATAAGACATAAAGAATACAGATTTACCGTGGTCACGGCTCGCTTTGACGCAGTATCTTCGGCTTTCATTGAGACCTTTCAACCAGTCTTCGTGATGGTCAGAGAACTCGAATTCAAGGATTTCAGTAAAGAAGTACTCGAATGACTTGCGGGACATTTCCACATCCATGTCCCTGACCAGTTCATCGATACCCTCCACATCTCATCACTCCGGTCTATCAAATATACTTCTTTGGCCTGACGGTCTGACTCTTACCGTCGTAGAAGGCTGAGGAGGGTTCTCCTCTTCATCTTGTTCAGATGGTCGCATACTAGCCAACCGTTCTTGTAATATCTTATCATTTGCACTAGTTGATTGGTCTTCAATATCAACTATTTCAGCATAAGCACTCGCATCCTCTGCCCCTTTGGAAGGAGGAAGGAACTTTTGTGGAGTTGGTAATTGTGCCATTTCCTGCATCCTTTGGTCTACCGAGTCACCCTGATTGGGGTTTACTACAGCAAAATCTTGACCTTGACTAGGTGCTTGTTGCTCTTGCATAACATTTATTCTTTCACCAAATTGAGTCATAAACTCGCCTGCTCTAGCAGGGTCCATACCCGTTCCACTAACGAACTGTCTCATCATGTCAGCATAGTTTCTATCTTCTTCCCCTCTTTCTGAACCGAAAGTTCTGGCGTATGCTGTGCTAGCCGCATCTGCTTCTCTTTGCCTCTGCTTATCCTCGGCTTCCCTTACAGCAACTCCTCTTAGATACGCTCTTCTTTGGTCAGCGATTGGTTTATCTCTAAAGCCAGAAGCACCAAATTCTTCTTTATGTGCAGCAGCAAGCCTTGCGTTTTCTGCTCTTTCTGCTTCCTTCATGTCAGCCCTCGCCTGTCCTCTTCTACCAACGAATTTACGACCAAGAGCACTACCTAACTGAGAACCTGTGGCTCCTCCAGAAACCATAGCATTAGCCATTCCTCCAAGACTTCTGTGCGAACCAGTAAGTGCACCGGCTACTCCTACAAGACCACCAAATGCACCACCTGCTCGCTCTCTCAAAGTCTTACCACGAGGACCTCCACCGCCGCCACCGCCGCCTAACATCATTACAGGTCCACCTCCACTAACAGGATATACTGCTCTGACAGCCTTCTTAACTAAGACTTGGTTGTTTGATTTCTTAACTAACACCTTGTTCAATCAAACACCCCCAAAAGCAATCTTAACAGCCTTTACTACATCAGGTTTTACATTCCATTGGTCAGCAACCTTGTGCCAGTCGCCTGTACTTTGATACAGGCCATGAACATCTACGCTGGTAATACCTAGACTCTTAGCAACTCTTTGGACATCCCAGAATGAATTAATTGATACCTTGTCAGAGGGGAGTAGTTTTCTTACAGAATCGTCTTGCATAGCATCAAGAGCCTGTACTCGTTCCATCTTTCTCAAAATATCATCGAGCCCTGTGAGAACATCATTAGAAGTGGTAATCAGTTCACCTGTAAATGGGTCAAACATAGTTTGTCGACTCACTCTACCCTCTCCCACTGGTTGAGTCATGCCGGGGTATTGTTGAATAAATCTACTCTCAATTGGACTAGCAGGTCTTTGTCTTAGTCCGGGCGCAACTGCTACAGGGGGAGCAGGTGGCGGAAGCGGGGCAGGTGCCTCCGGTTGCCTAGCAACAGAAGCCAAAGGAGGCGCTGTTGGCTGAGGCTGAACAGGAGGTGTCAAAGCAGGCCCTTCTTCTCTTGATTGATTAGTAGGGGCCATTTCTGTAGGCATCAGTACTCTGCGCTCAAAGTGTTCTGGAATACCAGCCTCGTGAGGCATATCTTCACCAAAGTGAGCAGGTAAACCTGTAGTAGCAGTTCGTGTAAGGTCTGTCTGTATATCTTGTAATTCAAACGGGTCATGTCCTGTGTAATCTAACATCTGTTGTAACACAGATTCAAGTTTTTCTCTGAGTCCTTCTTTTGGTTTCGATTTATCAGAAGTGGTAACTTTTGCATTTCTGAATTGTTTAACTGCCTCTAGCATAGCCTGCTCTTTATCCATACCTTGATTCATAAGTTGATGAGCAATATGCGACAAATGTCCAACAATTACTTTACCAGCATGATTAGACCTTTTGTGAAACTTATTTTCAATTTCAAATTGACCGATTCCTTGCTGGTTTATGTGGTGGTTTAACTCATCATCATTGTAGTCTGTATGAGACCCTGCTATGTTAGCAGTATTATGAATTATATTTTTGAAATAACCACCAGCCTGCTTTGAATCTAACTTAGTAACTTCTTGAAACAAGCCAGACATGATAGCACTATTACGCATATCATACAAATCCTCATCAGAATAAGGACTTACATCTACGCCTTTGCTTTCAAGCGCTTGTTTAAACTCAGCAATCTTAGCAGCCTTGGCTTCTGGGCCTGATTTTTTACCCCTACCCCCTCTTGGTCCACTAGTTTCGTAAGCGGCATCTGGAAGAATATTATAAAGTGAGTGTAAGAAAACTTCTGGATGGCTTTGTTGACTAGCCAACGCTTCTCTTGCAGCCTCATCTCTAAGTCCAATTGGTATATTACCTGTTCTCAAAGCGTGTGTCAATTCATTTTTATCCCAAGCACCTACATTTTTAGAGAGTATACGAGGCTTTAGTCTGTTATACTTTACATAATTTAAACTATTAATATTTTCAGGAGTATCTAGCCCTATTCCGTTTAGCACTTCTCCTAGTTCCCTGTTCATGTGAAACATACCCCCGTCTAACCATTTACCCTTCATTGAAAGCGGATGGTCGATGTTAGCCCTATTGAAAGAATAAGTCATCAAAGGAGTCGGGCCGCCCTCGAACAAAGGGTCAGCCCCTCTAACACTTCTCATGTGAGCAGGGTCAGTATGGTCATACAAGTCACCAGCGAATACTTTTCTCCACAATGGGCTGTCTACATCAGGTAATTTGTGCTGACTGTCATCTGGATGAGCGTTGTTGTATCTGACAATGGCCGCTTGAACTATACGCTTTGCACTATCCATGTCTACTCCTTTGTCACCATATCTCGATACCAAGTCATTCAACACATAATCAATCGGATGCTGACCACCATCTAACTTCTCACCAGTTTCAGGGTGATGGTCCCAAGGAGTATGGTCAGGTGACAAGTCTTTGGTTAGGCTTTCTTCTGGTGGGTAGCCGGGATGCGGTAGACCACCGGGTGGCGCACCGGGCCCAGTGTAATGCAAGTAAGCAGCCTTGTTGATAATCGGATTAAGCACTGATGAAAAATCAGCCCAAGTAAAAACCTGTATTTGTTTTATCAGATAAGATTTAGCGGGCTGGTGAACTCTAAACATCAGCCCACTCTCCCACTACCTCTGGCTGCAAACATAGTGGAAGGCGCTCCCCAGTTCTTAGGGTCGTTCTCCATATCTTCGGTAGCCCCTTCTGGTCGAGTTGTGCTATCTTGTCCTTCTCTATGTCCTACTTCTCTGTTCTTACCGTGACCGCCTTGACTGGCAGCCTTGAGTCTACGCTCTTGTCTTTCAGCAGCATCTTTGAGTTGACGAAGCAACCTTCTAATCTGAGCGAACTGCATGTAATCTTTTTTCTTCTTAATTTCTTCAAGTTCTGATTTGATGAGTTGTAGTTCTGATTTAGCCAAAGCCTGCCCTTTAAGTCGAGGCGCTCTAGGTTCTCTGATTGGTAGTCCTGCACTTGCAGCCATACTTGGTGACTTTGGATTGTAAGCGCTCTCTGCACCCATAGCGTGTCCAGCAGGCATGACAGGAACATTACCCATCAACTTACGGCGCTGCATTGTACCCATCTGTTGGTCGTAACCTCTTGGGAAAAGCCTGAGTGGTTGCTTGGTTTCAATACCTAAGTGACTTCTGTGTACTGCCAAAGGTGATTTATCAAGCCCACGCTTTTTTGCAGGTTTCAAAAATCGAGAATGTAATTTACTTCGACGACTAGTGGCAGTGCTTATATCCGCACCACCGGGTTGAATTTCATACTGAGGTTGCTTCCAAGATTGGTCTTTAGAACCACCCATATCATCCAACCTGCTCTTCATCAAAGTAGACCAAGCATCTTCTATTGGCGAGGCTTTTCCAAACGAACTATATTGGGGTAAACTTGGAAGTCCCATCATTTGAAGCATAGCAATTCTGTTTCTTTCAGCATTAGCAACATCTAATTGTTCGGGCGATAATGTGTCTTCTCCAAAACCAAACATCGCTCCCGGTTCAGCCGCCCTTTGCGCTAAATGTTCTCGGACACTTTGATTCAGGCCGCCCGGCTCTCTAGTGGGGTCAAGAACTTCGTTGGTCAATTCTTCCATTGTAACGCCCGGTGTTTCTATACCTGCCATAATTTGAGCCATCAACGCTTTTTTATTAGGATGGTCATCAGGCATATTTTCTTTGATGTTTCCAAATAGTCCAAGAAGCGGTGCAAGTGAAGGGTCTTCTGCATGAGCAAGTGCTTCGTGAGCGTCAATAGTCGCTATCCTTCGTGCGAGTTCATCAACATCTTCTGTTTTAAAATAAGCATCTTTGGGTGCCGCACGACCCGGATTGCGGGATGCTAGATTAATAGTAGGGTCGGCCTGTGGTTCAAATGCTCCAAAAGTTAATCCTATCGCTTTGTCGTAATCAGGTTGTTCGGGGTAGCCCAAAGTTAGTCTTGATTGCTGTCCTGTAAAATCTGGTGAGCGAGTTCGTTGGAGGTCAAATGGATTGTATTCTTCTTGCTTCATTAAACTAGACCAAGCATGTGCCATCGGCTCACCTGTAGCAAGCATACCACCCGGTGCTGGCATAGTACCAGTCGCTGCACCAAGGCTAAGATTACCCATGTCGGGCATCCCTGTCATAGCACCAAACTGTTGACCTTCATTGAATTGGTCGTCCATCATCGGTTCTTCTTCTTCCTCTTCCGGCATCATCGGAGGCATTTCTGGTTCAGGCTTTGGGATTGATATCTTGAGATGAGGTAAGTCATCGGTCTTTTCTTCTGCTTCTTTTTGAGATTGTTTCTGGTCTCGAAGTTTATCCATTTCCTTCGGGTCACCAACACCATACTTGTAATCATCATCATCTTTGGTGTAACCAAGATTAGATTCGCTTCGAGGACTGTACATCCTAGTGTCTGAACCTGTCATTGGCATACTTTTCACCTCACAATAAATCCATTATGTCTTGTTCTAAATCATCAGAGTTAAGAAGATTCTTTTTGATTCTCTTCCAAGTATCAGGACTCTCCTTACTTAACTCCACCTTGAGCACATTGATAGTGTTGTTGGCGATGTTCTGTGTAGGCTCTGCCCATTTTTCTTGGTAAGTCGTCAAATCTTTCAAAGTCTCTCTTACTTCTTTGTGTAACTTTACCATATCAGATATAACTCCATCATCGTGAACACTGCTCTCTGCCATAAACTGTGCCAGTTTACCGTTTAGCCCTTGTACATTGTTACGAAGTATGTCAACTTCTTGACCAACATTGATGGCTACTACAGCAGTAGCACCTCTTTTTACTAAAGGTTGGAAATGATGCTTCATATGTCTGTAGACCAATTGTTCACTGCAATCTAATTCAGTAGCAATATCTTCTGTAGTCCTGTCACCCTCAAAGTAAGCGACTTCTAACTCGCCTCTATCATCACTAGTGCAAACTACACAAGAATGATTTGCCCCTTCATGATAACTACCAGCGTGATTCTTCATATGTCGCTCAGCAGTATTGGCTCTCCAGCCCATATCTTTGTCTAAGATTCGTGGCTCTGCAATCCCGTCAACTATGTTTTGTTCAAGCATATCACGGTCTTCGTGCTGACAGAAAGGACAGGACCGTTTAGTCTGACGCTCACCCGCCATATATGGCCCATAGCATTTACACGGATAACCCTTTTGAACAAGAAGCCCCAAGCAAGGTGCATGAAACTGCCTAGAATACGACCCAAAATTATGGGCGTACCCGTTTCTATAGAAACTGCTAGAAGTTTAGCAAAGGCTGGTAGAGACATAGCAATGAGAAGGTATGTTCCAGATGATGTAAAAAGAAGCAGAATGGAACACTGTATGATATGTCCAAGTTGGGAACACAGTAGTAACAGGTGCTTAGAGTGCGGTTGTCAAATGAGAGTAAAAACTAGCCTTACATCAAGCGAATGTCCACTTGGTAAATGGGGTAGACTAGTGATACTAGATGCTGGAGATTCTGCTGTAGATGCCACCGAGCATAAAGAAAGCGCCGAACAAACCAGCCACTAAGTAAGCCATAGTGTCACTACTTAGATTATCAGCACCAGTGACTAATATAAGTCCAAGAGTAACTATAATTGCTAGTAACTGAACCATAACCATGTCGATTATGACGCTCTTGACTGGTGAAAAAATACTCATAGCCGAACTTGAAAAATTGTAAAGTGGATTATTGTCTATCATTATCTCATCCCCATCATTCTACCCATGAAACTACCCGCAGCAGTACCTGCTCTGTTCATGAATCCCTCGTCTTGTAAAGCAGCGTTCAAAGCACCTCCCATCATAGACTGCTGTGCCATTGCTGCAATCTGCTGTTGTTGCATCTCAGCATTCTGTATATTTTGTTGGCTTGTCATTTTGAGGGCATTGAATTGGTTAGACACATTCTCTCCACTCATAGTCTGTAGATTCTGAGGTAGACTTGTCACATCCATCTGCATAGTGCCGCCATCTTCATCAATAGTAAACTTAGCAGACTTGAGTATTTCTAATACCGAAAAACTAACTAGGTCATTAAGTAACTGTAAAAGAGTTTGCATCTGTGCACCTACAATAAATCGGTCAGCGGGAGCAAGGCTCTTCATCAAAGCCAGTAGTATATCAGTTTCACTAGGTGGCATCATGGGTTGACCCATCATACCTTGTTGCATACCAGCGCCACCCATCATACCTGACATAAAGGGATTTTGGGCAGCCTGTTGCATCATTCCGCCTTGTGGAGCAAACGGGTTTTGAGTCTGACCCTGTACAGGCATTTGTCCCGGCTGACCTACGCCTAAGTTTAGTGTTCCGCTGCTTTGCTGATTATTTCCGAATAGTCCCATTATATCACCTATTGTTGAGGGAGGCTCATCTGTTCTGATTGTTCCAAGGTGTTTTGATTGATAACACCATTGGTCGTGTTATTTACTGCCATGCCAAGTGTGCCTCCAGCACTTGGTGCAACATTTTGAGTAATTCCTAAATTAGCAATCGCATCACTGAGTTGGGGGTTGGTTGCTAATATCTCTTTTTGGAACAGTCTCAAATCGAAATATATAGCAGTAATGTCGTTGATTCCAGTTTCTGGATTTTTATAATGTATCAGGCTGATACCGGACTGTGTCTTAGAATCTTTTTCTAATTCCATAAAGAAAGGCTCATACTTTTTTAGGAACTCTGGAGTGTTGTCTTTCTTTTTGACTATAGAAATTGGTACTGCTACTGTAGACACTCCCTTTTTCATCATTTCTTTAAGTCCAGTTCTAGTTTTGTTATGGTCCTTATCTGCCTCTAATTCCCACTTACACAGTAGATGATACAAGTGAAGATGCTCAGGGCAGTATGTACCCTTCATTTTTCTACCATTGGTGACTTGCTCTCTAGCAACAAATGGTTCTGGGGTCTGCGTTACTGGGTTTCTCCAATATAAATCCCACAAACTTTGACCGCTTTCTTCATCGGTAATCTTAGCATACAAATTGTCGTATTTGATGAGTTCTTCGCAATTACATCCATCAACTACGCACAAGTTACTTTGTCTATTGTATCGGTATTTACGACCCCATATCCATCTGACAGGGTTATACCAAGCCCGCTTTGTTGGTGTTAATAACTTCCTAGCCTGCTTGATGTCTTGCTTTCTTGCTTTTCTTGGGTCAGGGTTCCTGCTTGGATAAAAGTTAACTTTCGGTACTTCGATATTCTGCTTAACTGCGACTTCTTTCATACCTTGTTGAGCAGCCTGCATCTCAAGTAACTGCTCATGACTAGCATTACCTTGTTGCCCTAAAGCAGCCAAATGAGCCTGACTCATATTCGCTAAGTTCGCATCGCCTTGTGGCACTCTTCCATATCCTCCAAATCCCCAATTGTTCATCTTACCACCTAACTAAGTAAATCTAACATCGTATTTTCTACATTCCAACCTATTTTTGTTGCCATCATACCACGCTTTGTAGGTACTCCGGCCTTTTGAAGTCTAACTAAATCCTCTCTAAAGGGGTCGAATATCCTATGTTCACCCAATCTTTGCTGCTGCCAAAGGACATTTGCTTGGTCATCCCACCATTGGTCAGCCTTATTTGCGACCAACATTATCAATTTAGGTGCGTATTTTTTACCTTTGAACCAAGCCTTAAATTTACGATAGCGATATTGTCTGTGCAATATTGCATCTACAAGATATTTGAATCCACCAACAGCCTGCACAGCCTCGTCACCACCCTTGCTACTGCGATGGTCAAATAAAAATACCACTGCTTCCACCTGTCGATTAACCATATCATCTACCCACAAGTTCCAAAAACGCTCTTCACCGCCAATATCAGAAGAATAAACTACTCTTGTATCACCTTTGTAGGTGACACGCTTCCTACTTGGTCTAGGTAATAAGAAGCGATTGATACCGGGTACTTTGAAATGCTTAGTTCTGTCTGCTAAAGGTATCTCTTCCATCTCTCCCGGCGTAGTCATATACCTATCCAGTGTAGTTTTACCTACCGTAGTAGGTCCATACACGCCGACCTTCCTTGGTTTCCAGTAATGCCACAACTCTTTAGCAAATACTACACCACCAACAAGAGCAGAACCACCTAGTGCCGACATAATAATACCTCAATCAAATATAGAATTAGACCAACTCTGTAACTTTTCTTTCAACCAATTACCACTGGACTCCCATAGGTTCCAATCGGTATAATATTCAAATGCGCTGATGGTAAAGGCTGTTGCCGTAGAAAAAATAACTACCTTAACCCAGCCCATACCTCTTTCGTAGGCCACATCTACAGTATTTGCTATGTGCATACTCCTCAAAGTTTCCTCAACGGCATCGTCGCTGGGAGTCTTGAAGATACGACCCACTTAGGTTCACTCCTTTTTCTTAAATTTTCCATCAGAGCCTCTAACTCTACCAGATAATTCTTTCTTATCTTCTGAAAAATCAACACCCAGTGTCAGTGGATTTTTCGGTTTAGGAGTTTCTGGAACAAACTCAGCACTGCTATATTCGTTACCATACATTCTGGCCTCAATCCAAGGAGGCGTTTCGCCCGGATGTTCTTCCATCCATTTGAGTTCGTTCTCTAATTGGGCTTCTTGCATACGCATTTCCATGTCTTGTCGCCTACGGTCAAAACTAAATTCCATGCTTCGATATCGGTTTCTGCGCTCTCTTTCCTGCGCTGCCATTCTTGCTCTTTCATCCATACCTTGTTGAAAGAACATCTTAAACAAATAATACGCCAACCCCTGTACAGCAAACGCTGCCATTGCATAAGTGACACCATTTGTTGTCGGATTGTCTAAATCTATCCACAGTTCAGCATCAAAAACGCCCACTGCTATACCTATACTGACTGCTTGAGTAAGTATAAGACCCATCAGTCTAATTTCTGCTTGGTCATGCTCACGATTGGTTTCCATACTGCCTTGCACTGATATCCCTCTCAACCAGTCCACCTTTGATATCATAAATAAAGTGATACTATAAAATTTTAAGTATAACTAAAATAAGAGGCGGGTCGGAGAATCGAGAGGGATTGACCCCCGACCCGTACATGGGAGTACGGATGATGTTTTCAAATTCACTCTTTCTTCTTCTCAGAGTCGAGTTTTTCCTTTTTACCGTCTTTTGACGGGCCGGGACCTGCTTTTGAGCCGATAACGATGACCATCCCATGGGCAGGTTTCTTTTTATCATCGGCTTTTTTCTTATCATCACC